TTTGCAGAAGCTAAAGACGAAGATACTGTTATAGATATTACAATAAACGGAAAAGTTTATAATTTATAAAAAATAGAGCCAGCCCCGAAGGACTGGCTTTAGAAACGGATGGGAAGATGTTTTCCTACGACCCCTTTATTTTTATATCATATTTCACAACTTAAATCAATATTGAATTTGTATTTATCCCTGCAATTCCATCTACTGTTAGTCCGTTGTCTCTCTGGAAATCTCTAATAGCTCTTTGTGTATCTGTTCCGAATATTCCGTCTATTCCGCTGTTTCCGACACTATAACCTTTGTGGTTTACTAGTCTATCTTGAACCCATTTTACTAGTTCGTTAGAATGCCCTTTTCTGACTGGATGTCTTCTTAGATGTTCTGTAGTTGCTGGTCCAACAATTCCGTCCACAGCTAGACCACAATCGTAACTGTTATTTAACGCTGTCTGTAGATTTTTAATAACTTGTACTCTGTCGTATGGATATTGTGGTTCCGCTTCTGTAACACTTCCGTTTGCTATAGTATCAAACGGAAAATTTGCACCAGGGCAACTTGTATTGCAAACATCTTTATGTTTTTGTACAGTACTAATTCCATATTTTTGTTTTAAATATACAACTAGTTCTTGTCCAGCTTTTATTTGTGCTTCGGACATTGTTTCTTCTTCAAAATTACCCTCGAAACAGATTCCAATACTATCTGTATTAGCACCATATGCATGTGCACCCACTGCATTTTCTGGACGTCCTCTATAGATTTCTCCATTTTTTCTAACATAGAAGTGGTATCCAATTCCAGCATATCCTAAACTATTTTTATGATAATTATGTATTGTCTCTACACTTTGTTCCACACTAACTGCAGTGTGATGAAGTATAATTCTTGTTGTTTTGCTTCTCGTAGACAAATTAGTAAAGCTTAAATTTGTTTCTATTATATTCATTTTCCTTTTTCCTCCTTTTATATTTTTTATGGTTTTCTAAAACATTAACGATTGTTACACATATTAAAATTAAAAAGAGTAATATTAAAGCTATCATAATGTTACTCCCCTTTATTTATTAAATTCCTAAACATTTCGTATAGCCCCGTTGAAGCTAAACCGCTAAATAATCCTGTTAGAATCACTTCTGCTGTAATTCCAGTTGATAAGTTAATTAATATATTAATAATTAATCCTAGAACTCCCATAATTAGCGGTATGTATTTATTTGGAATGAAATCTAAACTGTTCTTGATAATATAACCAACGCATAAACAAATTCCAACTACTAAAATGCTAAAATATTGTGTTAAAACAGATATATCCATGCTACTCACCTCCTGCAATCATAAAAAATCTTACTAGCCATGCAATTAAGCTGAGTCCAAACCCCATAAATGCACCAACTATTGCACTTGTTATGTTTTGTTTAACTAACTTTTTGTTTTCTTTATATTCAGTAAATTCTTTACTATTTAACGCATCTACTTTACGATTCGTTTCGTCCATCGTTCTCTGCATATTCTCCATGTTAATCGCTAAAATATGTACATCTTCTGCTAAGCTCTTTGTTGATTTTATATCTTTTCTTAATTCATCAATTATGTTTAAAATATTCTCTCTTTCGGCATCGCATTTTGCTTGATGTTCTGCTAATTTTATAACTTCTTGAGTTAATTGCTCATTAGTCATATTTTTATTTCCTTTCTATATTTTTTTACGCCGTTCTCTTCCACATGTAGCACGTTATGTATTGTTGTTGAATATTAAATGGTTGACTGCTACCAGTATTTTCTGTAAAAGGGTCTTGTCTCCAATCATCTTCTCCGCTGTTATTAGAACCTCGTGCCGCTGTCTCCCTATAAGTCCCTGATCCCTGAGTATTTTTTACGTGATAAATATGATTATGTGAAACTAGTTCTTCTATTGTCATCGTATGCTTTTTCTCTCCGCCGGTTTTTTCAACAACGTTAAAATCTGTATCTGTAGTATCCACACCAACTGGAACTCGTCCTGCTCCCCAACTTACCCAAGTTCCTCCGATTAACGTTCCTGGATTTGTAGAAGAAATTGACATATAAATAGACCCTATTGGATATATAAAATCCAATAAAGTCTTATCCTTTACCATTAATTCCCCATCCACTTCTAAATTACCTTTTATAACTCCGCCTGTTAAATCTAATTTATTGCCAGTAGAACTATTATTAACTTTTAATTTATCTAATAATGTTACACGTAAATTGCCACTTTTGAAATAAACAAAGTTTTCATCTGAAAGAGTTATGGCAGATATATAGCTATCATATATGTCATCATCTGTTTTGATTCGTATATTTCTTCCAATATACAATTTTGTTACGTCCATTAATTTACTAGTTTTTGTTATTTTAAATTCTACGAGATGATTGTATGAATTACCTTTTATGACATTTAATGCTTGCTCACGTGCTATGTCTGCCGTATCTACACTTATAGTCTCTATCTTTCCTTTCGCACGATTTGGATCGTCTTTATTCTCTGTAGTACTTCTATCTGTTTTTAAATATAAGTTATATTCAGAGTTGTCTTCTCTAATTAAGACTTGTACTCTAGCTGTTATATCTGTTTCATAAATTTTGTTGTAATCGGTTACTTCCGGCAGCGTAGTATCTACAACAACTGTATCTTCTTCTTTTTGTCTTATATCTATTCTTAGTCTACCATTTACAAATTTAAATTCTGTATAGATATTTTTGTATTGTCTGCAATTTATTAAAAAAGTATGGAAATTATATAGTCCATTCTCTGTATTCGTACTTACAACTGCTTTCGTGTTGGTATGCCAATATATGTCTATATATGGAATATTCGTGAAATTATCATCAGAATTTACAAAATTATTTGAAATAGTATCTGCTATAAACTTCTCTATTCCTACGCTAGTCATTACATCTGTGTTTTTTTCAATTATTTTCCTGTCAAAAATATTAGAAATATCTAAAGCATTAATTGTAACCACATTGCTATTTTTTTCTGTTTCTATTCCACCACTTGGAATTACAAATAAAAATTGTCTATATAGCCCATTTAAAACTAAAAAGTTACCCTCTTGCAATCCTGCTGTTTTCATGATTACAAAAGTAGATTTAGCGTTTGTCTCTTCATCAAGATTAATCTGGTATTCCGCTAATTTAGATACAGACAATATACTTAAATCTTGCCTGGATAATATATAGAGTTCCATTTTTCCTCCTAATTAATTTTCATTAAACCTACTTTAAAATTTTTTGTTCCACTACTTCCTGCATTTATCATGCTTGCAACTTGAAAAGTAATCCCATTATCTATTAGTCTCGCTCCAAGTACATGTGTAGATTGATTTTCAAAGTAATCATAGTCTGCCAAAATTTGAATTGCTAAAGATATTACAATGCTATTATTTTTATTAAAACCTGCTGGATAGTTTACTGTAGCACTTCCTTTTCCATTAGACAATGTTATTTGTCCAGATACGACCGCAATGTCGTTACTTCCCATTATTTTTACCCAATCTCCTAATTCTTCACTTATATGACGTTCGTATCTAACATTGCTATTAGTTAAAGAATATCTCTGTATTACATAACCAGAACTTGTGTTTGTTGAAATAACTTCTAATACACCTGGTTCATTTACGGGATAACCATTCCCCAGTCCCGTATCTTTACATACGTAAATTCCGGGGGTATTTAGAGTATTAATATTTCTATAAGATGTCAATTCTCCTCTGTTAATCAAACTGTTTGGATCAACATCGCTTTTTAATAAATATGCACTTCCGTCTTCTACATTATCAATTTCTTGTTCAAGAGCATCAATTAAAGTTTGAACTTGGCTATTTATTTGTTCGTAAATATTGTCAAAATTCAGTGGAGTACTTCTATTTGTAAATTCTGTTATTCCAGCATCAGTTTTTCTAAATCTAGCAAATTCATACTGGTACAAGGTTCCACCGTTTGTTATGTCTTGTTGTGTTAGAGTTGGATATGTAGTTGTTCCTTTTATTAATTTAAAAGTAGCTTGTAATAGACTAGTTTCTGTATTTTCTTTAGATAAGTCTATTTCGCAAACAAAACTATAATATCCGTTATCTGTTACATTTAAAGTAGTTCCTCCTTGTTCTCTTAGAAATGCTCCTCTTACTACAAACCATCCGTCTGCAATAGATACGCTATTATTAGTATTAGATAATGCACACCCATCTATTACTCCATTATTTTTATTTAAAAAAGTATCCTGAAATTTTCTAAATGCTTCACTCGTAAATAATTGTTCATCAAACGTATATCCTATTAACATTTTATTCCTCCTTTTTTATACTGCTTTATATTCTACATAGATTGTTAATTTCGCATTTTGTACATCATTGTCTGCATTTAAACTAATTTCGCTTGTTCCGCTTCGGAATTTTAAAGAAATTTATTTTGTTTAAATCTAAACTATCAAACAAATTTGTAATAGTTCCATCAGAAGCTTGTTTGTAGACAAACAAATCTGTATCTCTAGTACAATAGAATAGCTTTTCCCCTGATTGTAAAGTCAAGTCAAATGTCAATTCATAAATTTCTTCGTTGTTAACTTCTATTAAAATAGACGGATTTAATAGATATCCGTCCATTTCCACTAAAAAAGGAGCATTTGTATGCCCCTGATTTTGAAATATGATTTTTCTATTGTTATAACTCACAAATCTGCTGTTAAACCTAAAATTCCACCTGACTTCATTTTCTTGCGTTGTTATATTGTAAACCACTTCTTTTTGTTCGTACCACAATGATTTTATTGTAAAAATTACAGGACAAATTAAAAGTCCATTTAACCCTTTTTGTCCTTTTTCGACACTTGCTGTGTCTATATCTTTAAAATATTCTGTAGTACCATTTTCAAGTGGAATTATATATACAAATTTTAAAGAATTTGCACCTTCCACGAAATTTATAAAATTTCTATAATTGTCGTAATTTTTAAAAACTAATTCTCCTGAAATTTGTCCTTGTGCTAGTTTTCTTATGTTTTGTATAAAATTATCTCCAATTTGAGAATATTCTGTATTATAAGAATAACCTAGTCCTCCGCGGAGAATTTAAAAAGCAACCATTTTCAATGTTCATTAATGAAAATCGTTGCCCTTTTTCGTTTTCTATATCAAATTCTCTTACCAAGACGAACCTCCTCTCCAACAAAATTAAAAAGACAGCCTGTCGACTGTCTCTTTAATTTTTATATATCTTAGTTATTCAATTGGTTGCATTTGAAATGCTGAATGTGCATCTACTTCATCTCCATTCTCAAAAGTATATACATATTCTTCGACGCCGTATTCTCCTAGTATAGTATTCACTCGTAATTCTCCATATCTTGAATAGACAATAAAATTAGCGTTACCTCCAAAAATTTTATATCTTCCAGTATCAAAATCTTTTCCAGCTACAAGTTTTCCCGCTGGATAGCTTCTTGTTTCCCCTTTTACAACAATAATATCCCCATTTAGTTTATCTAGTTCTTTTTCTAAATTTTGTTTTTCGTCATTCTTATCGGCTATACTTTTTTCTAATTGTTCTTGTTCTTGTTTTAACTCTTCTATTTTATTATTAATCTTTTCTTGCTCCTCTTCTTTTTGTAATTCAGAAATTTTTTCTGTAAGTTCTTTATACAACTTTTGTATTTTATTATTTTCTTCTTGCAAATTAATTTTTGAAGATTCTAATCTCTCAATTTCAGAATTTGCTTTAATTGCGTTTAAAACAACAATTAGAATTAAAACCACAATAATTATAGCAAGTACTATAATAGTCCAAAACCACCATTTTTTTAAAATATCTTTCATAAAAAACACCCCGACAACATTTTATCTTTTTATGTAAAATATTGCAACAAATATTTGTCGACAAAAAACGACTAATATTGACTTCCTAATCTTCTGTTAACTGTATCAATTATGATGTTTAATTTTGCTGGCGTTAATTCATCTTGTGTATATATGTTTAAAGTTGGAGTCGTAAATATAGTTTTTGTGCTGTCTATTACTCTGGAACTTAATGTTGCATTTGCCAAATTAGAATTTAAATAATTTCCATTAAAACTCTTATTAAACTTCTCTATTAATCCGCTTCCTAGTCTGCTAGCTAAATTCAAAGCTTCTTTTTCTTTAGAGTTTATACCATTTATAGCTCCTTGTACAAAATTTATACCACTTTTCTCTGCAAGCTTAGAAGGAGAATGTTCGTCCAAACTTCCATTAAAAGAAGCTAATATTTTTTTACCCAATTCCCACGCAGAGTTAAGTAGTCCTCCCATAGCATATTCAATTCCATTTTGTATACCTTCTATAAAATTTTCTCCGCTATCTTGTCCGTCTGAATTTTCATCAAAGCTATCTTTCATCTCTTTTGCCAAATTTTGAGATTCAGTTCCTAACGTAGTATCTGCAATTAAAACCCCAGTCATTTCTTGTATCTGCTCTTGAACTTCTACTGGCATTTGTGACAACACTTGCTCATAAACGTCATACGAATTTTGTGCCAATGTCTTCCACGCTTCAATTTCTTCTGTGCCTAAATTGCCAATAGTACTTGTCCTAGATACTAATTCTTCTGCTAATAATTCTAATTGTTTTTTTCCTTCTTCTAAATTAGTCGAATAAATGGAATCTTGAGC